GCAGGTCTCACCGCGAGATTGCTCGTGCACGGAAAGGTTCTACCTCTCCGTAACCCTTATACAACTGTAGAAAACAGAATAGGAGTTATCATGTCCCGCATCAGAGATCGTTTAATAACCTCTGGTGGGGGGACCGCACAATGCTTTTATGAAGGGTCCCTAATCGCCTCAGATGAGTCGACCGAAGGCCCTGCTAAACGCGATCGTTGCGTCGATGAATTTGGAGATCATAACGGTGTTTTCACCGCGGAGCACTTATTTCACTCAGGTGGTTCTTTCAGTTTGAACTACCTAGGTGAAACGTTTTCCTACAAACTCAAGAAATGGACGCCTATGGGCTTCCAGGGCTTGAATCCTTATGATGGCCATATTTTCGATGATAACAGGCCGTCCAACCCCTACTTTGCCGTACAAGTTTTATCTGGGACCAACCCTAGTAAGCCGATCATAGACCTTCCGGTCTCGATCTTCGAACTAAGGGAGCTTCCAGATCTCGTACGCTCGTTGGGGAACAATCTCATACAGAGGTGGGCCAAAGGCACACTTATGCGAGAGTTTGGTTGGACTCCGCTCGCATCTGACTTTAACAATCTTTTACAGATGGCAAAGTCAACTAGCGATCGGATGGAGCTTCTTAAGAAGCTTTCCAAGGCTCCTATGACACGAAAGATCCATCTTTACGACAGTATCATATCTGGTCCTAAGACCAACTGGACTGTTTGTTCAACGCCGCCACGCATGTACACAACTGTACAGGCTCAGACGACGACGACTCGTAAAGTATGGGGCTATACCACTTGGACTCCGGATACTTCTGGATTCGAAAGAATCAAGGAGTACGACCCGGATTTCAAGTTCTTGTCCCGCAAGATCGTCTACGGTGCAACCGTAGACGCCTCGACCCTCTGGAATGCTCTTCCATGGTCGTGGCTAGCGGACTGGTTCGGCAATATCGGGGATTACCTGGAATCTTCAAGAAACCTGGTACCCTGTACTGCTGATATGCCAGCTATCTGTGAAACTATCACAACAAAGCAGGAGACGTCTATCCTATCTTGTGGATATGCGCTCCCTGGTGCGTTGCCTGCTACTTTCACTAGATTAAGCAAGAATCGGTATCGTGCTTCTGCACTTCTACCTAGCGCACATCTGCCGCTGCTTACGCAGCGTCAGGTGAACATCCTAGCATCCCTTGCCGTGCTGCGCTTAAGGTAAGACTTTTCGATCTCACCAGCAACACGACAAAGGAATAACGAGTATGTTCGCTGATCCATCACGCATTACAATCAACGCGATTAACAAAGATCTTAACCGAATCAACCAAGATTCGTACGGATCTGAGTACTTCCTTCGGGAAGCGACGCAGGAGCTCCAGATGAAAATCCGGAACACCTCGTACACCAGCAAAGCTGGTGCACTCGTTGATCGTCACAATATCGAGGTCATCCAGACGATTTATGCG